CATTTTTAATTTCATCCAAATAACCCATAGACTCTTTAGCAACATCTAACTCACCCATTTTATCAACTCTTTGCATTTCCTCTAATGCCTCGTAATCGGCTTTAGTTAACTCACTAAACCCTTCTGTAATAGTTCTAAGACTACCATCAGGCATTGTTATTTCTAAATTACCGTTAGCACCTATCTTACCTAAACTTGCAATTAATTCTTTTTTATCTTCATCAACAGAGGTAAAACCATCTAAAATTTTAAGTTTTTGTGTTCTCTGAGCGGCATTTATGGCCATTTGACTAAACTCTTCATATGAACGACCTGCCAATTTTGCAGCTTCCCTCATTCGATACATTTGAGTAACAGGTATATCAAATTCTCCGGTTTCTTTATTAAAGGATACGGAAGCTGCGGACATTTTAACTAATTCGTCTTGTAATCCCGCCATATCGGTCTGAGCCATGTGTAGTAGTTTGAACGGGTCACCTAGTGCACCAATCTCACCACCTAACATTTGGAATCCAGCAGCGGTTTCAATCGCTTTACTTGGGTCTAACATATCTTCAGCAAACCCTTTGGTTGCCGCCATGTCAATTCTTAACGCCTGTGCTTGAGCAACCATTTTAGATAAACCTTCAACGCCACCTTTAAAGTTATACCCAACCATTAAACCTAAGTTTTTATTAACCTGGTCCATAAATTGTGAAACATTAAGACCATATGACTTAGCTTCTTCAGTCATATTTTCCATCATTATTAAGGTTTCATCTGTAGTATACCCTAAAGTATCAAATGAAGTAGCCATTTCAGCTAATTGTTGAGATGTTAAATTAGCGCTGAACCCTAAAGCTTGGAATCTTGTAATTTGTAATTCAGTAAAGTATGTGTTTCTTTGCATTGCAGTATTCAATGCACCAAATAACTCAATATTTTTTTCAGCATTAATACCTAAAAGTCCTGTCGATTTAGTTGCCTGTGCAATAACATCTTCTACTTGATTACTAACCGCCCTAGTTTGACCTAATGTTTGTCTTACCTGATTAGCTGTCTGACTATTAATAGCTGCAGCCTGATTTATAACGGACTTTACATCAGTAATACTACTTTTTAGATTTTTGGTAAACTCTAATAAATTAATGTTTGCCAACGTTACATTTTCAGCAATCGTCTGAGTATCGTTCTTTAAACCATCTTTGTTTTGGAAAAACATATTCTTCTTTTACAATAAATATCGATTAACGAGATTTATTTTTTTGTTTCTCGTATTCTTCCTCCCTTTTAATAAATTCTTCAGATAATTTATTGATAAAATATTTTCTTTCAAAGGTAGGCATAGACATCATATCTGAATAAGACATATTAACATGTTTACTCAGATAATAGAACTCATCAAGCATAACTCTTTTGTAATCAGAAGAAAGGACGAAAAAACTCTGCCCCAAAAGTGATACGTACATTCACTTTTTCTCCTGACGGGGCTATAACTGTTCTATTAAGGTCTAATCTCGGTTCACAATCTGTCATTGTATTTCTAATAAACTTAGAATCCATAATAGGTAACGTATTTACAAAAGTTGCAATATTCTCTCTGTTAGTATCTCCGTCAATAGCAACGATATGTTTTTCTAATCTACGTGTTACAATAGGAACTGTAACACCTTCAGGATATTCATCTTGTAGTTTACTTAATTCATTAGTATCACCAATAGTTAAAAGTCTACAAACTACATTTTTTCCTGTTTTAGGTAGGTTTAATTCAAAAAGACCTTCATTATTAGGTTGGATTTTAGGTTGTAAAATATCTAACTCATCTAACATAACATTCGTGTCAAAGTCTTTTTTTGTTTTTGGGTCTTTTAATCTAAAGTTATATTCAGAACCAAAAGCGGTGTTTCTTAAAAAGATAAGAATGGCTTCAGCATCACCATCTAACATTTCATTAATATTAAAATCAGGTTCGTAAATTTTACTTTTAAGTAATGTTGTGACTAAATTTTGATTGTTACCTGCAGATAATAAGATATTTTCATCCTGAGCAGTTAGATAACCAACCTTTAAGGATTTCTTTTTATTTTTGTAAAAAACTCCTTGTGAAGGTAGTGGAACCACATCATGTGGTAAGTTCATATTCATTTGTCCGTATTGTTGTGCTTGGTCCATAACTATTTTAAATAAAAAAAACCATAGAAGTGCAATGACCTCTATGGTTTAAATATATAGGTGATTGATTTTTAATCAATACTTTTTTATATTAGTAAACCAAAATACATCTATCAGGACGTAGCGTTGCAGTAATAGTTGCAAGAGCATCATCACTATAACCTAAACTATCAAAATTAACATCAGTTAAAAATGTTCCTTGAAGAATCCACTTCTCCACAGCAACCCCTGTTGGGTCCAACATTTCTAAGTCAATGTCTTTTTTGTATCCCGCAGCATACCCCATACGTCCTGTTACAGATTCTGAATGTAGACGAACCCACTCCATTAATGCTTGCGCTGCTGAAGGACCAATTGGGTCACGGAAAGTTACGTTTATGGTATTCCAAGTGAATCTACCAGCTACATACGTAGATGTGTTTAGGAAAGGAATTTCTGTCGCCCCAATTTGTATGTTTGGTCTTGATGTAGATTCAACATACCAAGAGTTAATCCCCAATGAAGAAGGAAACGATAGGATAAACCTATTTTTTCTTTTAGGTTCATAAGGAACGGGCATTTTCATTAATAAATCAGCCATAGTATTTTGGTTTTTCTGTTCTTACGTTTATTTTAATATAAATATCAACTACAAAAGTTTTTCTATTTACTTTTTATTTTTTTTCAGTAAATTCTCTACTAGAAGATAATAAAAACTAAAAAAAATTATTAAATTTCTTTTTTATTTCCTCCTTTAGTTAAATAAGTTCTTACTGGTTTATCTTCATACTCTTTATCTAGAAATGCTTTGATTTTTTCAACATTTCCTGGGTCATCATCAGAAAACCCAATCATTGGTACAAAATTATTTTTTACATCATTTTTAAAGAAAGCTCTTTTTCCAAGTCTCTCACTCATTTCTTTTAAATAAGAAATAAATTCTCTTAAAGCTTTAATTTTTCCTTCTTCAGGGTTTGACGCTGAACCCTCACCGTATGTTACAGGATAATATTTACAAAGGTCCAAGTATTCATTAATCATACTCTGAGCATCTTTTGTTTCATCACCTGATATGTTTCTATACTTTTTTAGGTTTTCAATCAAAACGTTTTTACTGATACCATTATGGTCAGTAACAATAAAGTTATAGACAGCCTCACGAAGAACCGATGGTGTATGTCCTCTTGCTGTGATAATTGCAAATATTGAACCACCATTAATACATTCCACAAAATCGTCCCAAGAAGGACCAATAGAAGCGACCATAGAGTCAATAATAAATGCATTATCACCCTCCACTCTAAAATTCCGATAAGGGTTTTCAGCATATCCAACAATAGTTTCACCTTTATACTCAAAAGGTTCTTTACCAATCAACACTCGGTAATCTGCAAAATCTTCAGTAGACATACCAACCTCTTCATCATCATCACTTAAAACAATAATTTGTGTTGGCATCGTTACAATATTATCGTCCCAATCAAAAGCATAATACTTTAAATCAGGATTACCTTCAGTGTCAAAACCTTCTTTAAGTTGTTTTTCTTCGTAAAATTCTCTAACGATTTTTTTAATTAACATTATTTTTTAATTTTCTCAATTAATCTTTCAAGTTGAGATTCAGAAATTACAATATTTTGTGGTTTTTCTGAAAAAGACTTTTTTCCGTTAGATTTCATCTCTAACGCTTCATTTAGTGTTTTTTTTGTAAATTCCATTTTCTTATTTTTATTTAAATGTTTAATAAAGGCTAATGGGAACCATAAAAGTGATTCCCATATTATAAATATATCGAGTGATTAAATATCCTCAAATGATGCACCTGTCGGAGTAATTAAGAATTCAATATCAATGAATTCAAGTGCTCTCGTTGGTTTTAGATAAATTTTACCCGTTAAGGTATTTGAATCTAAATCTTCAGGTGTATTGGAAACTGTAACTCTAAAGTCAATCAAACCACGGTCTCTTCTGATTCCGTCTAAGATTGGATTTACAGAGTCTAAGAACTCTTGTCTTACTTGTCCATCA